ATGGAACAACCAAAGCGACTCACAGTGGAGGTGCTACGGTTACCAATATATCTGACTTTGTAGCTTGGGGTGAAGCATCTTCTTCTGACTTTACAATCGACCCCGGACTATGGATATTAGATAACTATGGTACAAAATTAATTGCACTCATATACAATGGTGCCTGTTTTGAATGGGATGCTGCAGCAGGCGGATCTACTAGCACACGAGCTACTCTTTTACCAAATGCACCAACTGCATCAAGACATGTATTAGTATCTACACCTGACAGACACTTAGTATTTTTTGGTACAGAAACAACTATAGGAAGCAGTAGCAGTCAAGACGATATGTTCATAAGATTCTCATCTCAGGAAAGTATTGATCAAACAGATTCTTACACAGTCAAAGCAAATAATACTGCAGGTACTCAAAGACTTGCTGATGGTTCAAGAATTATGGGAGCTATCAAAGGTAGGGATGCAATTTATGTATGGACTGATACTGCATTATTTCTTATGAAGTTTGTGGGTCAGCCGTTTACTTTCTCTTTTGAACAGGTAGGAACTAACTGCGGACTAGTGGGAAAAAATGCTTGTATAGAGGTAGATGGTTCTGCCTATTGGATGTCAGAAAATGGATTCTTTACATATGATGGTCAATTAAAATCAATGCCTTGTTTAGTTGAAGACGATGTTTATGATGATATAAATTTAGTTTCTAGAGATCTTATTAATGCAGGACTAAATAATCTATTTGGAGAAATAAGTTGGTTTTATTGCACAACAAACTCTAATCAAATTAACAGGGTAGTTACATACAATTATCTAGACTCAACACCTAAAAGACCTATATGGACAACAGGCACTTTACCTAGAGCAGCATGGCAAGACTCTGCTGTATTCGAACGACCTCATGCTACCTACTATGATCCTAGCAGCAATAGCTCTTACGATGTTACTGGTAATACAGACGGATGTACTATATACTATCAACAGGAAACAGGAACCGATCAAGTAAATGCTGGTGGTGTTATTACCGCTGTTATTGCTAGTATTACTTCTGGTGATTTTGATATTACACAAAGAAGAGCTGCAAGCGGTCAAGCACTTGGTTCACCAGACTTGAGAGGTGATGGAGAATTTATAATGAGAATAAGCAGATTTATACCAGATTTTATTAGTCAAACAGGTAACACAGCAATTAAATTTAAAACAAGAGTTTATCCAAATAGTGCACAAGTTACGAATACTTTTTCTTGTGATTCTACAACAACTAAAAAAGATGTTAGAGTAAGAGCAAGACAGATTGCTCTTGAGGTTGCTAATACTGCAGCCGGTGAAGATTGGAAGTTGGGTACATTTAGATTAGACATACACCCAGGAGGTAGAAGATAATGGCAAAGAAACCAATAGTACAAGGTGGAGTAGAAAACTATTTAGGTAAACAGCCACAGGTTGTTGCACCTAGAAAATGGCAATCTAGTCCTGATGCTCCTGCAACAGAACTTGCATATATTACAAAAGAAGAAAAAGATTTAATACTTAAAAAAGATATACATGGATCTTTATCTAAAGGTCCTAACATGGGTCCATCAGGAATTATGTCACTAGATAGTTTTGGTGATGTAGGTGGTGGCGGTGCATCAGGGGGAGACACAGATGCTGGCGGTGGATACGATTCAGGTCCTGGAGGTGGAGGTTTTTCTGGTCAAGGACCAGGAGAGAGCGATAGAGATTTTGATAGAAGAACAGCAAATCAAAGAGCTACATTACAAATGGCAGAAAGAGCACAAGCTGGTAGACTGGGTTATGATGAAAGAGCTAACATTGCTAATAGAACTTATGGTCCTTTACAAAAATACACAGGCAGAAGTCGTTTATTTGGTGGTGCAAATAAATATGGATATACAGATACACTAGCTGATGGTTCTCTTAAACCAGGTTTTGGTGGAAGATTGTTTGGTGGATTGATGAGTTTAGTAACAGGCATACCTTTTGTAGGTGGTGCTATTGGTAGTGCGTATGACAAAGGTCAAGGATTATTTAGAAATAAATTTTATGATGACATGGGTGACTATAATCGTCTAGGTTTATTTGGAACACCAACAGGAACATTAGACGAGGATGAAGATGAAAAAATTTCAGAAACAAGTTTTACACTTAATGATCCTAGTAATATTAATAATCAAGCTTTAAACGTTCCATTAAATACTAATGAAGGTATAGTAAATACAAACGCTTTTACTAGCGCGGACTTTGGTTTAGGAGACATGGACGGTAGCTAATGGCAAAGATAGTACAATCATTAACTAGAGCTCAACCTGAGTACGATCAAAAAAATCTACAATCGTTAGTTAGGGATTTAGATGGTGTAATAACAAAATTAAATTCTTCATTTCAAGATGAAGTTAAACAAGAGATAGAAGCTAAAAGTTTCTTTTTAGAATAATGGCAGTAGTAAATCAGTATAAATTTTACGGGAAAACTACCACTGCTGCAGAGACCGTAACAATGCTTTCTCCAAGTGTTAACGAAACTATTATAATAAAATCTTTAAGAGTAACAAATAAATCAGGATCTAATACACCAACAGTTACAATAAAAAACAATGCATTTGAGATAGTAAATACACAAACGTTAGTAGCCGCTACTAGTGTTGAAATATTAACCTTACCTTTGATTGTAGAAGGTGGGACAACATTAGCTTATACTACAGCAGGCACTGTATCTGATGGTGTGGTTTTTGGTATTAGTTATCTCAATATATTAAAGGAGAAAACAGACTAATGGAACTAAAACAAGCAAAGGTAGAGACGACTTATAGACATAAAAAAACTGGTGAGGTTTTTCAGGAGAGAAAAGACTGGGAATCCAAGGGTTATAAGAACGAGGACATGGCACAGGACGTAAAAGTAATAATGCCAGCTCTTGATTTGTTCTCTAAAACCAAGTAAAACGAACAATTAAGGTAAAAATATGGCAATATCTAGAATGCAAGAACCCAGACAATTATACGGATTAGGAAGCTTAGTTAAAAAAGCTGTTCGTGGTGTTAAGAAAGTTGCTAAAAGTCCATTGGGTAAAATAGCTATTGGTGGTGCATTAGCATTTGGTTTACCTGGAACACAGTTTGGTGGTCTATTAGGTAGAGCAAGTTTTGGTGGAGGGGCACCAGGTATATTTGGAAACACTGGTGGTGTGGGTGCTTTATTTAATCAAGGTAAAGCAGCACTTGCAAAAAGATTTGTAGGAAATACAGCAAGAGAAGCAGCAATTATGAGAAACGCTGGCGGTGCAAATAAAGGTGGTTTTTTTAGTTCATTAAATCCTTTCGGTGGTAACTTTAGTGGTAAGAATGCATTTCTTACAGCAGGTGCTTTAGCAACTGCAGCACCTTTTTTAGCTGACATGTATGGTGATGAAGAAATTGAAGAAGACGTCGATGTCATGGACATTGCTGATATTAGAAACCGTGCAAGAGATTATTACAGAGGAGCTACAGACACAGGATTAGAATTTATGCCAGGTAAAAGTTTTGTACAACCTAATTTTTATGCAGCTGCAGGTGGTAGAGCTATGCTAAATATGGGTGGTGGTGCTGGTGAACAACAAGCACAACAAATGCTTATGATGGAATTTGTTAAATACAAAAACAAAGGTGGCACACTATCTTTTGAACAATTTGTAAAAGCAGTAATGCAACAACAAGCACCTGAAGGTGCAGGTATGGAACAACCTATGGCTATGGCAGCTAATGGTGGTAGAATAGGTTACTCAAATGGAGGAAGCCCTTTCTCTATGTTAGAAATATTTAAATTAAAAAACTTAGGTTTCGATATAGAGTCTAGAGGCACAGAACCTTTTGGTGGTGTTGAAGTATTAAAAGATATTTTAAGAGTAAACAGAGCTGATGGTGGGATCATGGAAACTGAAGAAGCATCAGAAATGATTGACATGGGTGGTATGGAAAAAGATTATAGAAACGAAGGTGGTTTTGTAGCAATGGGTGAAAAAGAAAAAGCTGACGATGTGCCCGCTAGACTATCTAAAAATGAGATTGTATTTACAGCAGATGCTGTTAGAAATGCAGGAGACGGCGATATAGATAAAGGCGCTGAAGTTATGGAAAATTTAATGAAAAACTTAGAACAAGGTGGACAAGTTTCTGAGGATTCACAAGGATTAGAGGGTGCACAAGCAATGTATGATCAACAACAAATGTTACAATCGAGGATAGCATAATGGCAATATCAGATTTTATAGAACCGGCAATAAAAGATTACACAACACAGGCGACAGCCACTTACTCGGCACCTATTGATACAAGTAAATTCACTGGTAGACAATTTGTTGCTGGTGAAGACCCTTTACAGTCTCAAGCAATTAACATTGCACAACAAGGTGTAGGATCTTATCAACCGTTTTTATCTGCAGCACAAGCTGCACAACAACAAGCAGCTGGAACCGTAGGTGGACTAGGTGCTTTTCAAACAGGAGCAGGTGGTATTGCACAAGGTGCAGCCGGCATGACAGGTGCTGGTGCTTATCAACCTTTCATGTCACCTTATCAACAACAAGTTATTGATACTACTCTTGCAGAGTATGACAGAGGAGGTGCACAAGGAGCACAAACTATTAGAGATGCAGCATTTGATTCTGGAAACTTTGGTGGTGGTAGAGAAGGAGCAATGTTAGGTCAGTACGATGCAGATAGATTAGCAAACAGAGCTGCTTTACAAGCACAATTATTACAATCAGGATTTACGCAAGCAAATCAATTAGCACAACAAAATTTTAAAAATCAAGGAGACTTGTTTAACATGCAAAGAGGTTTATTTGGACAAGGCTCTGATTTAGCTGGTCTACAATCTGGTCTAGCTGGTCAACAATATGGTCTGTCTAATTTCCAAAGACAAAACATGGGTGCAGATGTTTCTGCATTAGGAAGTCTTGGTGCATTAAGACAAGGTATGAACCAAGCTATGTTAGGTGCTGATCAACAAGCAGCACAAACTGCAGCTTATGAACCTTACGGAAGATTAAGTCAATACGGCAATGCATTAACTGGTTTAGCAGGTGGTGTATCAGGACAACAATATATGGAACCTCAAGCAGCAAGTCCGTTCTCAACTGCCTTATCTACAGCTTTAGGTGTTGGTGGATTGTACGGAAAAATATTTAAGTAGGTAATTATGAAACCATTAAATAGACCAATGTTTAGATACGGAGGCCCCATTAAAGAGGGGATTATGTCTGGTATTAAAGAACCTAGACAAAAGTATAATCAGGCAGGAAGTGTACAACCTCAAAATCAATATAAATTTAGTGAAACACCTATTGCAAAAGCAGGAACTGGTTTTGTAAATTATGGACCTAATGCTGCACTAGCTGGCATATATGATTTAGGAGCTGTTCCTATTAATACTGCAGCAAGACTGTTTGGTTATAACCCAGGATTTTCTGGAACTAAATTTGTAGACACATTAACTGGTGGAAATTTTAGTAAACAAACTGGATACGACCCTAATGTTGCTAAA